CTTCTCGGCCAGTTCTTCGGGCGTATAGATGAGGCCCTGAGGATCGACCCCCAGTGCCGCGCATACCCGCGAGATGAACCCGTCTCCCTTGATAAGCTCCAGGGCTTTCTCAGCGCCGAAGGTCTCCACGATAATGGACACGAGGGAGCGCAGGGAGGCCAGCTCAGCGTTGCGGCCTAGAGCGGCGAGGCCTGCGGTGACTGTAATCTTCACAGTGTTCTTTGGCAGAGGCGTCACGCGCTTGGACTTCTGGAGCGCCTGGAGCTTCTGCTTCACATAGGGACCCTGCCACGTAATCTGCTGCTGAGAGTAAACGCCCCCCAGGGCATCCTCTAGCTCCTGGATCATGGCGCGGATTTCCTCTGCGGTCACCCGTTCCCCTTGCCTCTGTGCGGAGGAGTTGAGGAGGAAGGCGCGGCCCAGGCGGTTGAGGGCATCGTTGAGGGTGCTCTGGGCAATCGAGAAGTCGGCACTCTTCTGGGAGGTGACTACGTGGACATCTACTTCACGGCCTGTAATGACCTCGCCATTCTCGGCCTCTGCAAGCTGCTTCTTATTGGTCATCCCTACAGGGTTCACCAGGATGAGGAACCTCGCTAAGGCAGCAGCCCCCTCGCCAATCGTCTTGGTGAAGCCCTCTGCACTCTGAAGGTCCCCCATATAGAACTCGCAGTAGGAGCGCCCATAGTGTTCCCCGTCCAGGAGGAGCCAAGGGAGGAAGAGGTAGGGGAGGTAGTCCAGCTGATACTCCCTCTCGGAGTCCGGGACGATCACGGCGCACACTTCCTGGTGAACCTTCCAGAGTCCCCCCTTCCGCTTGCCGTAGGTGTAGACCTCTACAGGCTTGGGCATGTTGCCCGTGTACTGAGAAATAGCTCCGGGGTTATATTCGCGGATGGCTTGCTGAAGGTCCTCGTCAAGGAGGTCCCAGTCCATGCCATCGCAGATGCACCACTCCACGAGGTTCCCTTGAGGGTCTCTTCGTACAGTGTACCGTTCTAGGGGGATGCCTCGGATGGTACCGTCTGGGTAGAACTGGAGGGCGTGGTTCCCTCCTATAATCATGCGGAGCGCGGCTACGAACATGCGCGCTCTGTCCCCGTCCTCCTCAATAGCCGAAGCCACTTCCGTCTCCAGCTTGGAGAGACCAAGGTCGATAACCTGCTTGATACGGGCCTGCTCATTAGGGTCCAGGGAGAGGAGGTCCTGCTGGGTGCGCTTGTCCTGCTCCGCCTTGAAGTTAGGACGGCCCGCAGGGAATAGTGCAAAGATGATCTTGGAAGCGAGGTTGTTGACAAGATAGGCTCCAATAGAGTTCCACGGCACGATGACCGCATCTGACCCCTTGGAGTCCTCCGCACGGAAGAGTGTGGGTATGGTCAGCTCCGAGGCGTCCCGAGCACGTATGAGGTAGTGTTCCCGCTCCGGCTTCATCCTCGCGTAGGCGTTATGCGCCGCGCCTGTGAGGATTGCCATCTCTGCGTCTGAAGTGTTGTCCATGTGCTCGGGTCTCGTGCTTTGGGTTAGGCCTTGGGAGGAGTGCGTAGCTTCAAGCGCCCTACGGCACCGGCAGCGCCCCGTGCAGGGTCTACTCCGCCTAGTTTGAGTTCCTCAGCGCCTGTCATTGCAGGGGCGGGGGCGGGAGTGGGGGCCTGGACCTTGGGCTTGGAAAGGCTCATCTCTTGTTCTCCTGTGAAAGGAATTGCAGATACTGGATGACCTCCTGCTGGCCCTGCATCTTGCGCACTTGGCCATAGACCTGAATAGAGTCTACTTCCGTAGGCAGCTCCACCGAGAACTTCTTCTGAAGATGCTCGATAAGGAACCGGGGGACAGGAGGGAGGGCCTCGATACCTTCTGCGGGCACTAGATGGGGGTCTGTCAGGATGGGGGTGTTGGCGTCCATATCAGCCTTCATTTATCAGGAGCTGAGGAAGAAGCTGCGCCTTGAAACGGAGTTCCTCCAGGGTTCTGTCGTTGAGTAGCGTAGGCATGGGGTAATTGTCAAGTAGTCCTTCGCTAGGGTGCTCTTTATAGGCAGGTGCCCCTGGACGGTAGACCCGCACAGGGACTCCTCCTAGGCCCAAGATAGCCTCCAGTTCGTTAGGGAACCTCATGTCATCTACCACCACGGACTGGCCTACAGCGAGATAGTCCTGGATGCGCTTTGTCGTGAGGGCTGCCCAGACGTTCTGGCTAACCTGGTTCCTCCCCCAGTCTGTTCCCAGAGTCTGGAGGAGGTGCCGGGTCGATCTGCCCAAGCCGGGGATGGCCTGTTCCTTCAGGTCCCCTTCGAGCATACGCTCAATGAGGGCCTCGGTATCTCCAGCCAATCTAAGGAACTCCCTTATCATGGCCTTTACAGGGTCAGCGAACTTCACCAACTTGAAGCCGCACTGCTCGCAGAGCACCTTAGCAACCTCAGTCTTCCCGGACTGCATGACCGGAGCGTAGAGGCTTATGAGCTTGGGCTGAGGGGTCATACAGGCGGGTTCCAGAGGATGACTTCCTTCCTGGAGATGTCCCAGTCAGTCAGCCGTGTCATGCGTGATACCCGCGCTTGTACCAGAGCGTCGGCCTCTGTCAAGCCCCTACTTTCATAGGCCTCAACAATCGCCTTCCAGCGGTCTACGTCTGCATCCCCCACGTAGGGTTCCTCATAGTAGTCCAGCAGGCGGTTAGCCTTGCGAGGACCCCAGTCAGGCAGGCCTGTATAGCCGTCCACAGGGTCCCCTGCCAGCATCTGATAATAGTGCCAGCGAGTGCCGCTCTCTTCGGTTACCTCCGTCCAGACCCAGCGACCGTCCTTACGAGAGAGCACGAGGCCAGGTATCTGAAGGAGGTCCTTGTCTCCAGACACGATGACGGTCTCATAGCCCTGGGCCTGGAAGGTGCCCGCAAGGATACCGCAAACGTCATCCGCTTCGAGGTCCTTGATGAGCATCGCGGGGTGTACCCCTTCGTTCTCCGCGTAGTGGGCACGAAGCTGGTCTAGGAGAAGAGGCCTTGCGGAGGGCTTCCTGTTCCCCTTGTAGGAGGGCAGGATACGATGCCGGAAGTTGGTCCGATCAGAGAGACACACATAGGCGCGTTCTGCACCGGCAGCCTCTACGATCTCTTCCAGGCGTTCGTCACAATTGGCGATGACGTAGGAGATGTCCAGGAGTTGGAGCTTCTCACCATCGCACTCGGTCTCGCCCATCAGGGCTGCCTGGTAGAGGATGCTGTCCGCGTCGATGAGGGCCATCCGTTTCTTACTTGCCATTGCAGGATACCTCCTTGAGGCCGAGCCTCTTCTCCAGCTTGCAGACTACCCTTAGCCAACCCTCTCGGGAGGTCTTGCCAAGGGTCGGGTCTGTAGCCCTACGGATGGCAAAGGCCAGCGCCTCACAATCCTCAGCGCGTCTGGTAAGTTCGGACATACTCTTCCTCCTCGCTAGAGAGCACCTGGGCGTGGTCATACAGGAACGTGAGTCCCTCGGGGGTCAGCTTCCACAGCCGCCCGTAGACATCTCCTTTCGGAATTACTGAGGTTGTAATGAAGCCTCGGCTGGACGCCTCGGCTATTTCGTCTGCGTAGAGGCGGACCTCATCAGACTTCGTGGTCAGAGAGTACGTCCACAGTCTTTGCAGAACATGGACGAGACCTGCAATCCGCTCACTCTCGATAGCGGGCCGGTTGTCTTCTACTCGCATGGGATGGCGAGCCTCCTTCTAGGAATAAGAGGGGACTGTCAGCATCTGTAGCGATATGGTAAGGGGTGTTAGTGAGTGTGCGCCCAGCTTGTGCCGTCCGAGGCTTCTGCTTTCAAGGGACACTTTAGTCGGAAGGATAATCCGGCTTTGGGGAGGCAGGCTTCAGCGAACTCCTTGTAGCGTTCAACGCGCTCAAAGAGAACCTCTGCCTGTGCTTCGTCGTGGATGTTGCCTACGAACTCGTAGTCGATACCCGGTTTCATTCCGTCTGTCTGGAGGTCCCTATCCAGGATCACCAGAGACCTCTTCATAACCAAGGCTCCTGCGGATTGCAAGAGGGTATTTAAGGCTGCGTGTGCTTTTCTTATTCGGAGGGTGCGACCATCGAGGCCCTTGAGGAACCCGTTCGCCTCCACCGCCTGTTCAATAGCCTCCTGGAGCTTGGCCTTCGCCACGAACCTCTCAGCCATCTTGGCCTTGATCTCTCGGCCTATCTCCATCTTCTCCCGGTCTGTGCCGGTAGGGACCACGATAGACCCCATCTTGAGATTGCCCGCCCCATACAGCTCTGCGTACATGGCCGTCTTGGCATTGTCTCTACCGGGTTCCCCCTTGCCGATGATGTCTGTCCCGATCAAGTCCCGGAGCCACGAGTGGGGGTCCGTCCCCAGCTCCTTGTTCCCCGTATCCACGATGAGGGCATATTCCCCCTTGTCCCACGGAGATATGAAGTGGGCGAGCATCCGCAGCTCCAGCGCAGCTCCATCAAAGCCTACAAGCTGATAGCCTGGGCCTGCCTCGAAGAGGTCTCTACATGCCTTGCCCCACAGCTCGGGAGCATCCGGGTAGGCCTTCACGCCTGCTGAGTTCTTCGGGACCTGGGCTAGGTTAGGGTCCGAGTGGGTGCATCGTCCTGTGACAGCCCCGTTCGTATTGATCCTGCCGTGTATCCTGTAGAGCTTCTCCCCTGAGGGCAGCTCCGTTTCCTCGGCCACCTTCAGCCAGGCCTTCTTGCCCACAGCCAACTGTCCCAGCCTCTTAAGGATGAGCATGTACTCGGCCAGCTTCTGGGCCTCAGGATAGGGCAGGCTCTTGAGAACGTCCTCGTCTACCTTGGGCTGCCCATACGGGTGCGCCTTCGAGGCAGGGGTGAACTTCGCAGGCTTCCACCCGTGCTTGGCGATGAGGCGCTTGTAAATGTGGGTGCGGGAGGAGGGATTAAACTCTACCAGCTTGACGGGCGTGTAGGGGTGGCCCTGGGTGTAGGTGCAGAGAGGGGGTCCCCACTTAGGAGCCAGCTCCTTGCCGGTCACCTTGGAGACCCTCTTGTGTAGCACGTCCGGGAACCCTACCATCTTCACGTTGCGGGTCTTGGTAGGGACCACTACCTCCGCGTATTCCTGGTTGGACTGCCACAGGGCCGCTCTTCGAGCCTGCTCCTCTTCGTCCTCCTCGTCTTCATCCTCCGCGTCGTCCGCGTAGGAGTTCTTCCCGTGCTCGGTCGCCTTGGAGTCTACCTTCTTGCCATAGTCCCACCAGCAGCCGAAGTCTTCTATGAGCTGCGTTTCGAGCGCCTGCTCTCGCGCCTGGAGGCTCGTAAGGAGTGTAAGCGCCTTTGCGTGGGAGAACGCCCAGCCTCGACTTTCTAACCTCCGAATGATCGCGGCGAAGTCATGCTCTAGGGCTACCGCTACGGAGGCGGGCTTCTGGGACATCAACCAGCGGAACAGCTTCAGGAGGACCACCACGTCCTGCTCCATGTAGGCCTGCATCTCTTCGGACCAGTAGAGCCAGCCCCCGTTGTAGTCGCCCTTATATTCGCCCAGGCGCTTGCCCCAATATTTGAGACCGTGGAGGGACTTCTCGAAGCCGTACAGCTTGTGCGTGTTCGGGCCTGACTTGGCGATGTCCGGGTAGATGAGGCGGCTAAGGAGGAGGGTGTCCAGGAGCTTGGACCCTTCCTTGCATTTCCACCACGGGTAGACGAGCTGGATAGCCCGCTCATCGAAGTCCTGCCCGTTGTGCGCTACACGTATGTCCGCCTCGGCTATCTTGCGGAGAAGCTCCACGATAGAGCACCTCTTCCAGCCTCGCCCTGAGTTCCCGAGGAGATACCCTGGCTGGTCAGCAGCGGACCACCTTTCCTCCTGCCCTGTCTCCTGATCCAGGATGATGGCAGCGATGCAGTGTACCTTGTCCATCGGAGGATGAACGGAGCCATCCTTCTCACGCTTTGCTTTGAGTAGCCCATTGGACTCTATATCGTAGACGGCTAGGGTGGTCACCACGTATTCCCTGCGAACCAGCGGCCTCTATACCCACAGAAGCGGGCATCCTCCCGCAGAGGGCGGCACTCTTTATAATCTGTCAGAGGAACTCCGGTCACGATGTCTACCTCCGGGTGTACGGCAGGGTGCTTGCACAACCACGTCCCATCCGCGCCTCTCAGGCTGTGGGCGCAATCTGCGCATGTCCGAGGAAGGCTCATAGCGGAGGAGGCTCCTGTGCTGCGGCCTCTATCTCTTCCAGCCTAAGGACCGGCAGTTCATACCGTCCTGTCAGGAGGTTGTAGACAAGGCGCTGTGTCTTACCTGTAGAGTTACCTGTGAAGCGGTCCTTCAGGACCCGGATAGTAGCCCAGCTCCGCTCCTCTTCTTCGTCCGCCTGCTGGTTACGCTCCATGCCCAGCACGAAGGAGGCCCACATGCCAATGGCGTTCGATCCCCGGAAGTGCTTCAGCTCCACCCGGCCTCCCTCCTCGTGAGAGGGTCCCTGGCTAGGCCGGGTAAGGTGGCTGTTGAAGATGAAGTTCACGCCCAGCTCCTCGCCCAAGGACTTGGCTTCAGCGAATAGCTTATCGAGCGCCTTGCGGTCATCCTCTTCCTGAGCCACGAGGGCAGCCAGGGGGTCTACGAATACGAAGCGGACATTCTCTGAATGCTTCAGATAGCGGGTGCGTTCCTTCACGGCAGCCCAGTCCACAGCCCCGTAGTGGTCATTGATGTACAGCTTCGCGCATCGGTCTCGCCTGTAAGCCATTGCCTGGATCAGGTCTTCCTGGGTCCAAAGCACCTGGTCAGGGTCGGGAATGTGGAACCTCCTGTTGGAGAGCTTTCCGAGAATACCTTTGAGGGTGCCTACTGGGGAGGCCTCGTAGTTGAATACCGCACAGCGTTCCTCTGCTCCCCCGTCCAGCTTGGGCTTGATGAAGTGGGCAGCCAACTCGGAGGCCAGGTCAGACTTGCCTACTCCCGTCCCCGCCCCTATGACGACAATCTCTCCAGGCCTCAGCCCGTAGAACCACTCTGTCATAAAGGGCCACGCAAGCGTGGTGCCAGTGATTGTGGGTGCAAGCACAAGACCCTCTAGCTGGTCCGCATCTACGATCCCATCTGGGCGATACGGGGCAGCGTTGAAGATTGCGTTGATAACCTTCTCAGGCCCCTCGTCCACAACCATTTGATGGAGGTCTTTGGAGGTGAACCGGGCTATGGCTACCTTGCCGGGTGGCAGCATACGGGCCAGCTCCTGGGTGCCCTCCTGTCCGGGCCTGTCCATGTCCAGAGCGAGGACCACCTTGTCGTAGCGGGCCAGCTTGTCGATAGCCTTGGCGAACGCCTTGCCTGAAGACTCCGCGCCGAAGGGCAGTCCTACCACGGGGAACTTATTGGCCCATAGCTGGGATGCGGCCAGGGTATCCTTCTCCCCCTCACACACCACGACCATCTTTCCGCCAGCACCTAAGCGCTCGATCCCGTAGAGGGACACCTTGCTCTGGTCGCCCACGCCGAAGAAGTCCAGCTTCTGGTTCTCTCCGTCTACCACCCGCACCTTGACGAAGCAGGGGACCCCCTTGTCGTCCTTGTAGATAGCGAGGTGCTGACCCTTGCCTCCAGGGATGGCCTTGGTACGATAGTCCCAGTGGCGGCAGGTGGCCTGCGTGATGCCCCACTTCTGGAGGGCGCGGGGTTCGGAGCCTTCGAGGAGTTCCGCGAGCTGGGCCTCGAAGGGGCGCTTGTCCTTGGGAGCCTTGGAAGTCACGGCCTTGGCCTTTGCTGCCGGAGTGAGGTGTTGACAGGAGAAGCAGTAGGTGTGCCCATCCGAGTACTCGGCAAGGGCATCACTACTACCACACTCTCCGCAGGGGAGGCCCTTCTGGACCAACTCGGACTCGGCCATAGTCAGGGCTTCTGGTTGGAGCGTACCTTCTTGGCAGGTGCTGGCTCAGGGTCACCCAGCGCCACAGGACCAGGCGTGACGGTCACGAGGGGAGGAAGCAGCGTAGCGGCACACTTGTCCAGGGTACAGAGGCCCAGTTCCTTCGTCTTGTGCTTCATGATCGCGGAGACCGGGATAGCCATCTGCTTGCCGCAGGGGCCACAGCTGATCTCTACGATGGTGTCCGGGAGGATGTCCTCAGGCTCAGGACAGCCCAGCGCAAAGTTCCCGCAGGTGCCGAGCGCGGAACCGGAGAGGTAGCACTTCGGGCAGTACTTGCCGGGTGCCGGAGAGGAGGTCTCATTGAGATTGAGGCTGGGCTTGCTCATGGCTTAGGTGTCTCCTGTGGAGGCTGGGGGCCATCATCGACCCCGTTGTTGAAACGGACTAACAGGACTACCGCACCTCCTATCCCTGCGAGCAGAGTACCGGCCTCTACGAGGTTGATAGGTTGATTGCGGAAGATGGAAACTACAGGGAGCGCCAAGCCTGTGAGTAGCACAGGTAGGGAGTAGACGCGCCCGATTGCCCAGGTCTCCCCATCCGGCCCCGTGAAGAGGTCGTGAAGGAACTTGGATAGGCCTCTATGACGGGGAGCCTGGGACATGGGGGTTAGGCTACCTCTTCTTCCAGGACCAGTTCCGTGGGGAAGGTCTCGAAGGTGAGGAGCAGGAGGACGGGCGCTTCGGTCTGGTTCGCCAGGATGTCGATGAGGGCACGGCCCGCCATATCGGCAACCATTGCAGAACCCTTCAGAACCGAGCCGCCCTGCGAGCCGATCACGGCCATCATCGTATCTGCGGTCATGACGATCTGGACATTCTCGCGGGTGCGATAGACGAACGCTGGCATCCGGCTGAGGGCTGCCTGCTGGAACATCTCAAGGGTGCTCTTCGCGTGGAGGAGGTGTTCTTCTCCGTAGTACTTGAAGAGGGCCAGCATGGAGGTGGTCAGGTCCTGGGTGGAGCAGACGAACTTCTGAAGTAGAGAGCCGTCTTCGCGAGGCACTGTCGTATGATCGAGGGTAAGGATAACCGTGTCGAACTCCATTTCCACGGGGGACTCTGGGTTCTCTTGTGGTACTGTTTCTGTCATGGGAGAGGCTCCTCTAGGGGTTACTTTGAAGGCCTCTCCCGTACGAGTGTTATTCCCTGAGGGAGGCCACGGCAGCCTTCCTAGCAGGCCTCTAATCCTGCGTCAACGAATAATTGTAGTCTCCGAGGCTGTATTCCAAATAGGGCTTTTTCCTTCAACAGCCTTGCTATGTGCGCTTCCTGAGGGGTGTCGAAGTATCCGCAGGAGTAAACCTTTCCATCCTTCTTTACCCGACCGAACCATCTTCCAGATACGTGTCGGCTGACTCCCTTGAAGCCGCTCCGCGCCCACACCTTATCCGAGTTCATGTTGTTCACGGAGCGGGTGACTACGCGGAGATTGTCTTTTCGGCAATCAAGAGTAATCCCATTGATATGGTCTACGTCCATTCCGGGAGGGTCTCCCATGAGGATGCGGTGAAGAGGTTGGTTCCCTATTCTTGCGTAGGTGTGACCGCCTCTCTCCTTCTTTATGTAGGCCTTTTCTCGGCAGTGTTCGTCCTCCGGGTCCAAGAGCAGCCTCATTTACGGAACTCCTGTGCCGCCTCGAAACGCCTTTGTTCCCTAGGCTCCTGCGTCCACTCGGGCGGGCAGACCTTATGAGACCACTTGAAGCCATGCTTCTCCGCCCACATGGCACAGGTTGTAGGCGACCCTTTGGATAGCTTAGCCTTGGCGTTACTAAAGATGAACCTGAGGTCTAAGTCCGGGTGCTGCTCTTTAATCCATAAGTGTTTTTGCCTGTCTTCCAGTGTGAACATTCCCTTGGTCTCTAGCAGGATGCCATTGTCCAGAAAGAAGTCTGGGCAGTAGGTCCTCTCCTTTGCGGGCTGTGTGAAAGGGACCTTCATGCACTCGAACTCTGCGGGCACCTTGGCGAGGGCCAGAGCAGCAGCGATAACTGCTTCAAGACCGCTTCGATAGGTGGCCCGCAGAGTGCGTCTGACCTTCATGCACTCGAACTCTGCGGGCACCTTGGCGAGGGCCAGGGCAGCAGCGATAACTGCTTCAAGACCGCTTCGATAGGTGGCCCGCAGAGTGCGTCTGAAGGCGTTGGCTCCGGGACGTTTATTCGCCAATGCCAGCCTCCTCTATGTAGCTGCGAGCAGCCTGCTTCAGCCGACTCTCCAGGTTTCGCAGCGCGAGCCATTGAGTGCAGAGGGGCCTACGCATAGGCTTATCCCACTGCCCGGCATTGCTCTGCCTGCGATACTCCTGCATGACTTCCTTGTGGCAGCCTCTCATATGGCACCTCCCTTCCGCTTGGCCTTAGGGAGCGAGGCGTAGGGGTAGAGCCTCTTCCACTTGGGGCGGGGAGAGGCCTTCTGCTCCGCCATAAACGGAAAGGCGAGCTGTGCGCTGGGTGCGGAGGGAGGACCCTTAGGGGCGTTCATGGCAAGGAGCATGAGAACGAGTCCCATGAGGCCGTGCCAGAGAGAGTTGAGGGTCTCGGAGAACGTGTGTGCAGTCATGGTCTTAGGCCTCCTCCTTGGTTTCAAGCAGCTCGGTTTCCAAGTGGAACTTCATCGCTTGGAACTGGAGGTCAAGCCCGCTCGCGGTGAGAGGGTTCGCCATCAGGTTCTTGACTGCCGTGAAGGCGTCTTGCGCAGGGATGCGCGAAGCGTCTGCTGTGAGGAGGAAGGCGGCTGCGAGGCCCAGGACCTGGAGTTCCTTGGGGAGGCCTTGGATGCGGTCGAAGATGCGGACGCAGGTGTCAGCCACCTTGCTACGGGAGGCGTTCATAAGGCGGTCGCGGTCCACCAGTAGGCGGGTACGGTCTTTGGTCATAGTCTACCTCGTATCTAGGGACACAGTAAGACCGGCAAGCCCTCCGCACATGACACGGGGAGAACCTGCCGGTTATTACTGGATACGAGTGGCACTTACAGGTGACCAACCCTTGTGCCGTCCTCCTCTTAAATCAGAGAGGAGGTCCTGTCAACAGTTATTTTCGCTGGCTGATGTACTTGGTCCACAGCATGACTGCGCCCACGCCCAGCCACATAGGCGCCACGACCAGGAGCCAGACTGCAAGGATCGCCACGAGGGGCATCCAAGCAGGGGCCAGTACCCACCACCAGCTCCAGGATATTACTCCCAGCAGCTTGAGGGCGATGAAGAGGACCAGGAGGAGACCGCACACGCCTGTACCTCCGCTAGACGAGATATTCTTTGTCATCTTAGAACATCCCCTTCGCGAGGTCATCCGGGTCCAGGTTCTCCGGCTCATCGTCCACAGGCTCAGACGCTCCGCCCATGTACGCGCTCAGGTCCTCGAACTCGAAGTTCTCACCCAGGACCTCCTTGATGGCCTCATCGTCCGTGTCTGCCGGAGCCATCTGCCCACCATACCGCTTGAGCTGGAGGACGCGAACGCCTACCAGCTTGAGGCTCGGCTGAGGAACGCCGATGATCTTGGAGAAGAACAGGTTCGGGAAGACGATAGGCTGGATCAAAGACCCCATGCCAAGCTTCAGCTTCTTTAGGTCGAGAACCTGGTTAGCGTGATCCCAGCAGGCAATCGTGCGCTTCTGCACCTCACCCTTCTTCATGAACTGGGCAGCATTGGAGATGACCAAGTGGGGGAGCTGGACCTTGGCTTTCTCCTTAGGCTCCTTGAGCTTGGCCTCCAGCCAGTCTGCCGGGTCCTGTGGGTCCTTGCTGATCTTGAAGCCGTTCTTCTCGGCCTCTTCCCGGAGCGCCTTCACAGAGTCTTCGGTATAGACCTTCTCTGCCAGGACCCCCTTCAGGGCATCCAAGCCCTCAGGCGTATAGTGGGCGTTGAGCTTGAAGACCGGCTTCTCGGGGTCGTACTCATCCGGATCTACGAGGGAGGCGAAGCCGAGGGTGCAAGGGGGAAGGGCAATCGTCTTCTTGGCGCGGACGGTTACCACTGCGGAGTTCTTTTTGGGCGCGGCCATAATGTCACATTCCTCTGTAGTGCGTTAATGATGGAAGTATCCTCACTGTCAGGTCTGGCGCGCGTTGGCTCGCTATCAGTGGGCTACATAAGAGGTCCTAGCAGAGGTGTGACTAATATGCAACAGATAAAGAGAACCCCGCCGAGGAAAACCTGGGCGGGGCATCTAATACATGAGACCTTAAAGGGTTGCCTAAGGATTAACTGTCAGCGTTGTTTGTATGCTTCCGGCGGCAGCATCTGTAATCGTTACTGTATGATACTCGGTCATACGTCCTCCCGCAAGGCCATTCAAAGGGTGCACCTGCTTTGAAAGGTCAGACATAATCACGTCCGTCTTAGGGTTGGTTGTCTCATTGAGCGAATACCCCCATGAGCCTCCCGTCCGTGCTGTAAAGGAGCCGCTGAGAATGTCTCCAGGACGATAAGGACTGCCTACAATCCCTGTCCAGTCTATCGCACGGTTACCCTGATAGGCCAGGAAGTCAGAGCCATTGCGAAGATCGACCTTACCAGGTATCGTGCTGGATGAATTATAGCCAATGATGCTATTGAAGGCCCGCAGGATACCGGCAGTGCAATACTGATTACTCATCGTCACAGCTGTAGAGCCGTCAATGGGCCTTTCTGCGGGGCCTACCAGGGAGGTCAACTCTATATGTAAAGCCCCGTCATACCCTGCATCTATACCCCTTCCAGCCCCTGTAGCGAACGTCGAGTTGATGACTACTACGTCATTAGGACATAGCATCCCCGCATTACTTGCAATCATGCTCTGGTGGCTGGGGGCGATCTTGGCTGTACCTGTATCTGTTGAGGAGGTTAAGCCGTCCGTATGGAAGCCTATATTCTCCATTAGGATATGCTGCGTAGCTTCCAGCGTGAAGTCGGCCAGATATACCCACGTCACACCTCCATCCACTATGCTCCCTGCTCCGGCCCCTCCTTGAGGACCATCTCCCCCGTTTAAGGTGCCAGATGCTATGCCCGTTGTGGCGCTCTGGACCGCGTAGACCTTCTTCTCCACCCTATTGAGACACTTCTCATTGGTCCCCCAGGTTGCGCCAGGATTGCCATTAGGATTAGCATCATAGGGATAGAGGAAGCCATCTCCTGGGCGGCCAGCCTGTACCCAGTCTCCATGCTTGATGACGCCTGCCCCCAGCCCCGTAAACTGATCGGGGTTGTTAGCCCCTTTGAGGTCCATCAGTTCCACGTAGGAGTCGTTGTTGGAGAATACGTCTCTAGGAGTATTAAGGTAGTACCCTACAGAGAAGCGGTGAACATCGGCCACGGGAGTCATAATGTAGCGGGTGCCATCTTCCAGCGAGAGGCGACCACCAGACACGATCATGTAATTCTGCACCCCCCATACGCTGTTATCCAGCAGAGCGAGCTGCTCATGGAAGCGGTCAAGGATGAAACTGTTCCAGTTGCTCCAGTTGGCTACGGTCTCGCCCGCATCATACATATGCCCTATGCGGTTTCCTTCTATCCGCAGCTTCGGCCAGTGCGTGAAGCCATACATGATCTCATTGAGGAAACTGTAGTTGCCGGAGGGGATAAATAAGGAGTTGCGCCAATGTACCCCCGCAGCCTGGAGCTTGTAGAACTGGGTTCGGAGTATAGGGTCATGTCCTGTATCAGGCTCTATAACTAGACCCCCCGTTCCGAAGTTCTTCTCTCCCGATAGGTCCAGCCCGTTCCCTGTTATGTAGTTCCAAGAGCCTCCCTCCTGTAAGCGAATACGATACCAGCTCGTTCCGTCTGGGGTGAGGGCATTGTAGAGCGAGGCGAACGCTGCATCCGAATTGGCTGACAGGTCTCCGCCTGCGAATGGCTGGCCCTGGTGCCCTGCCCACAGCTCGCCACGCGTGACATCCCGAATTGTCTTCCTCGCCAGCCACGTCCGGGAGGTAATAGCGCCCAAGTACCCGCTAGTCTCTCGGGCTGAGCAGTCCACCACGGTAGGCGTAGGGATGTCCGTATCCATGGTCTCGTAGGGGGTCGTTTGCCGAATGGTGATATTCGGACACACACTTGCTAAGTTGGCAGGAATACGTGTCGAAGTGCTCACCAGCCAGGGAGACCCGTCAATGGTGGCTACTGAGAACCAGGTCGCCGCTGCCCCCTGTATAGTGAAACTCTGTAAGCCTGCCGCAGACGTAACCTTCCCTATCTTCTTGCCGGGAGGCTCGTGAGAATAGATCGTGGAAAGAGTCCCTGCCCCATTTTCGTCTGTGATGCTGGAAGCTGTCAGAGGATCGGGCTGATATTGCAGCTCCACGCAGGCCAGGTCCATGCGAGAGGAGGGGCGGGACAGCTCTATGTATGCGCCCGTAGTGGTGAACTCAAAGTAGGCTCCACCGCCATCGCATATATCATAGGTTGAGCTGCTGTTGGGCGCAGTCCAGGTGCCCCGGATTGAGGCTACCTTCGTTGTCCCGTTATACGCGATGATTTCCGCTATCTGCCCGCTACCTGCGCCTGCGGTTATACTGACTGTCTTACCTACATAGAAGTCAGTGATGGCGCTTGCGCTTGCTGCCAGGGTAATATCGGTCGTGGAACCTGCCTGAGCCATACCGCTTTCGCTGACATTGCTCTTGAGCCAGTTCGCCGTAGTAAAGACTGCTCCTGTAGTGTCTCTTACCTGTCCTGTTGAAGTGCTGGCCTCCGCCACTGTCAGCAGCGTAGTGCCCGCTGCGTCCTTGAGGACCATCCCTTGCGTAGTGGTTGTCCCTAGCGCGCCTAGCGCCACCCACAGCCTATACTTCCCAGGGCCGTCTGGGAGGTCGATCCTCAGGATTTGAGCTGAGGTTGTAGGAGACCTCCGCCCAGATAGCCTAGAGTTATTTGCTGGTGCATAATCAGCAGCCGAGGACTGCGTAGCAAGCCATCGAAAGGTCAGACCATCGCGGGTGGTGGAGGATGTCTCGCCCAGGTTGTAGCAGGGGTCTGCCCACGAACCGAGTGTGGACCGGAGATGGAGTGAGTAGCGTTTGGCGACCATTATAGCGGTGTCCCTGATATTGCGGCTGGCGAGGCGGGCAAGTCCGATGATAGTCCATAAGGAAGCCCACTAATAGCGTAAGGAGGGGTTCCCCCTGTTATAGTGAAGTCGTCACTGTAGGCCTCCATCCACTGGGCAGCGCTTAGCGTATCCGAAATAGCCAGCCCGCCCCCCTGCGACTGCCCTGTTAGGAAGAACGAGGGTGACATCTTTAGAGGGGTGTGGGTGAACCTTGTAGGCATGGCTTAACGCTCCAATGCGGTTACATCGTCTCCAGCAGTTCCAATAACCGTGATGGCATTGGTATTCTGCGTGGTGATCCCCTCCCCTGCGGCGAGCTTGATATTGCCCCCCACGTTTGCCGCCGCTGTTCCCCCTAGGAGGTTGATCCAGATGGCGTTGCTTGCATTAGGGTTGAAGATGATGCGCTCTTGGATGCTGCCGAAGGTGACTGCCGGGAAGAGCGGTTCGCTGCTGCCTGACAGGTTCGTAAGCGAGCGGTCGATAAAGGCTGAGGCTACTTCTTTGGTCATTGGTCTGGGTCCTTCTGAGGTGAACTGCTAGGCCACTTGGCCTTCAGGGTTTCGTAGAACTCGTCCCAGCGTTGGAGGCGGGAGACGCATATGTGGAGCACGTCATAGTTCCCTGCATCGACTGAGGCAAGGGTAGACAGACTAACCCCGGTAGGGTCTCCGCTCTGGGCACTGGGCGAGGCGGTAAGTTCGGGATCGACTCCAAGGACGCTCGCGGTGTGGCTCCGCACGAAGCCAAGAGGCAGGCCGCCCCCAGCCACGATAGCCTGCTCCTGAGGTGTGCTTGAGACATCGCTAGGGACCCTTCTCTCTATGATCTTGGTGATGGTGTGTATCTGAGCCTCCTCAGCGTCCCCCTTGTCCCGCAGCGCGGAGGAGAGTGTCACGAGGCCCTTCTCAATCTCTCTCGTATTGCGGATAACCTTGGCTGTCAAGACCGCATCGTGTCTGAGGTGCCGCTGATAGTCTGCATCTCTGAGCTTCCAGCCTAATCCGCCCCCTATGAGGAGGGATGCTGCGGAGGCTATGCCTAGGGTTCTGAGGGAGAGTCCTATCATTTCAGAGCCGTCCTGTGTACACGCAGGCGTAGAGTACCTGCGAAGGTGCCGAAGCTGCCTCCGCCTCTGTTCTCCACCACCAGATTGACGAGACCATCTGCGGATGGGTGTGCAGTGAGGGTCAGGAGATTGTTGCCTTGGTTGAAGGAGGCCGTGAGGATGTCCGTAGCGAGGACTCCTGGCACCACAATCCCTGCTTGGGTATACACAGCCCCAGATGCGATGGTCGGCATCGTGAAGGCTACGCTGTAGTTCCAGGTACACTCTACAGAGGTCGAGGACGAGAGGTTGTCCGAGACTGCTGAGGAGACGCCCGTGCCCAGGGCTGTTACCCTGTGAACCAGTTCGCCATTGGAGGCGTCCGCCGTAATCTGGACAGCCTTCTTCATCGTCTTTGTCGCCTGGGTATCCTTCACATCTGGGTACAGGAGGGACCACCCGGCAACCTTGCCTATTCTGACCCCCTCCCAGTTACCTGAGTCGGAAGTGGAGGCGTTCTCCACCTTCAGCCCTTTGATATGGAGTTCGCGGATGGGTTCTGTGATAAGGCTCTCCGCCCAGACCCCTCGCTTACCCGCGCCGAATATCTTTCCGTTCTCGTAGAAGATGTTGGAGCAGGTCTGGTCCGCCCCGTGCGCAGCAGTCCCGTCCAGAGTGACTGCGAAGGCGTGGCCGAAGATGAACTCAGAAGGAACCGAGTCATAGCCATCATTGATGGACACATGATCCGAGACGGTAATCTCCGCCCCTCCATTGATATAGAGGCCTCCGTGGTGATTGCCCAAGGTCTGGGGCGCAAGGACAGTCACATTCGTAGGGTGCGTGTCCGTGTCCCCTCCGTAGAAGAGCATCCCGCATCCCCCTGTGTAGAAGGAGGTGTCCGCCCCGCAGCCCTCTGCGCGAGGTGCTACGATGGTGCCATTACGGAGGTCTTCTACCCAGTTCATCCCATCCGTGGCATTGTCGTAGGCGTAGTCTCTCTCCCAGTAGAAGTTCTCCATAGGGGTACCGTTCAAGTGGCTCCCGCGATAGAGACCGTTATGCTTGTTCCCGTGGTGGCTGCACTGCCTGGCCCGGAAATTCGAGCAGCCGAGAGTGCGCTCCCCGTTCTCCCAGCAATCCACGAACTCCAAGTCCTCATATACTACGTCATCACACAGGTACAGCGCCAGACCATTGGAAGATACCCCGTCCACGTTGCGGGAGTTCTGCGAGTGGTTCCCATCGAAGAGGATGTCTTTGAAGTGGTAGCCTGTCCCCAAGGCCCCGTACACCAGGTCATCATTGGTGCCTGGGAAGAGCTTCAGATGGCACTTACCTCCCGTGCTTTTCCACCGCACGTTCTCCGTAGGCAGGGTTATCTTGGAGGCCCAGAGTGTCTCGGGGATCATGTTAAGCCAGGCATTGTGCTGAGAGGCGAACGTAGCTGCGGCCATGATGGAGGCTGCGTGGTCCGTGGCCCCCGTAAGGTCAGGACTGTAGCCAATGAACTCACGGATGTCCACTTCGGGCAGCCTGGGCCGGGTTAGCCCTGCTTCATATCCCAGAGCGGCATAGAGGTCGTTCGCCTCTTGCGAGAGATAGAGGAGCTGTGTGGATGTCAGGTTTATCCTAGAGGAGGATACTACTCCTGCCTGCTGAGCGGCGAGGAGGGCTGCGCCGGGGGTGGTTCGCTGTATCTTTATATCCTGCGTGAGCGGGGAAGTCAGGGTTATCTGCGAGGCGCTGGCCCAGTCCCAGTCCGTGCCTTCCACCAGGGTCACATAGTCTGTCTCCCCCTGCGAGGGCAGCTTGGACGATACCGAGACGTGGACCTTCTTGATGTACGAGAAGGGCACCTGCAAGGAGGTTATGCCTGCGTTCGTGGCGAGGGGGTAATAGGCGCGACTGAAATATGTAGGCATTTACAGGAGACCTTTCACGAGAAGAACCATGCGGAGCGTTTAACCTCCTGGATGTCGAAAGACCCTCGCGAGGGGAGGGATACTCTGGCTGCTTGTGCTAGGCCATACCAGTTATCGAACTCCGTGACAACCCCCTCTTCGGGACCCTCTGTCTCAATCAACCGGACAGGCTGGCTGAGGGGGTCCTCCTCGTACATCTCCACGAAGGAGTCCCTAAGAGCTGTACCCATTAACCCAGCCTGGGAAGGGCGCACGAGCAGACAGTCGTGGACAGCCCCCACGCTTCCGCCACCACGCGCACGGAATGTCGCAACTGCACGGGCTAGGTGGGCAGCATCCAGGGAGTGAATGAAGTTCGCAACAATCCCGGTCCTGTGCGCCCGAGGATCGACCTCGTTTGACTGGCTCATCAAGGTCAGCCTTCGCACCATGTCCGGGAGGTGGAACCCCTTCATGGTCACCCGCTTCTGCTGTGCCTTGCTTTTCGCCTGCACAACCCAGAGCCTCCCAGTCGAGGGGCCAGTAGCCCAGCTCAGTGCCCGCGTCCCTACCCACTTGGCTATCTCCTGTAGGGCCTCCATTGCGGCCATTGCTCGGGGGATGGAAGGGCTTATACTCTCCCATACTAAGGTGCTCAGGTGCCCTATGTCCGCATTGAAGAGGGGGTGGTCCCCCAGAGTGCGGTCCTTGAAGGCCTCGTAGCCGTCCCCTACGTATCTGTGCCAGGGGGTCTCGGTCGAGTCTCCGCAATCGAGCTGCTCCAGGACTGCCGCCTTGACACTCAGCCTTACGGCTTCGCGGGTGCCTCCGTAAGGGAGAACCATGACAGGGCCTTTACACAGAGAGCGGTTGATCTTCACGCCCGCCATCTGAAGCCGTGACATCCACTGACAGAAGGGTTCGAGGCGAGTGTTGAGGACGGTCTCCGCCACCTTCCCATAGATGTCCGCTGGAGGCTCCGCGTCCGTGCTCGCACAGAGGTTCACATGGGGAGCCGCCTGCTCATCCCTGAAGAGGGCGCTCAAGTGCTGAAGACCGTTACAGGTCCCGTCCAGCTGCACAGGGATAGAGTCCGTGAGGCCTGCCTCCATGAGCGCCCAGTGGGCCTTGAGGGTGAGAGGCTTGTCTGCGTTGTCGAAGGTGGAAGGGTCTGCGGTCTGGAACCAGTCCCAGCGTTTGCCAAAGGGGGCCTTGTCCAGCTTGTCCGGTCCTCCATAGAGGCTGCTCATGTGCATGACGAGTGCCTTGTACCAGGACTCGTACTCGGCCTCATCCATCCACTTGTTATCGGAAGGGAAGCATAACAGGCTCTTGCCCAGGTCTCCACTCTGAGGCCCTACCCAGGTGGTCCTGTAGTAGGCGCGGCCCCTAAAGTCCATGTTCATGGGGAGGTAGAAGGGCTTGTCGCCCAAGCGCCTGTGCTCTGCTGTCCGCATCGTGTCTTCGAGAGAGAGGCCTATGGCAAGAGGGTCAGGGAGGGCGTAGGCGTTCACCGCCCATGCGGTATCAGCCAGGGCACAGACCCCCTCACGCCATGCGAAGCTCTCTGTAGGATCGGTGAGGAGGCCCTTGGGAGGACGCTGGCCGGTCACCTTCTTGTGCTTCACGGTGAGGTAGTCTCCGTCCTCAGGAGGCACGAGCATAGGCTCATTGACGAAGCCCGAGCGCAGCCACCTCTCCACGTCCCTGGAGATAGCCTCCTGAGCGGGTTGACTGAGCACGAGCATCCGAGGGACGCCCTTCTTCCTGTGCCGCTTAGGACCATCCGTTACCTCGAACCACCCTCCTGTCTTCTGGGAGATGGCGAGGAGGATGCCTGCAAAGGCCAGCCATACAGGCCTGAAGGGGGAGGCGGAGGAGTCCTTCTCGGGTGACCAGCACAGGCTCATTATCTGCCAGTCCACCGCATCCGGGACCCGTGACAGCTCCAGCCTTCGCGTATCTCCCTTGTAGTCCACCACCTTGAGGACCTTGCGATGGCCGCGCATCTCCAGCTCGATCTCACCGCGCTCTTCGGCCAGCATCTGAGGCTTCACCTGAGAGGCGAGCTGCATAGCGATACGCTGAAGGGATTTCTTCTGCTGCCACAGCTCGGGCTTCCGCTGCCGGATAGCCTGCATTGCGGTAGCGCCCTGGATGCTCGTGATGAACTGCCCCTGGACGGTATCGCGCAAGGCCTCCGCTGCAAGGGTCATGCCTGAGGATACGGAACAGTCTGCCGAGGCTAGGCGGGTGACGAGGGTAGCCATGAAGGCTAGAGCGAGGTCCTCTGCGTAGGTGGTCTCGTCCTTGACAGCACGGCCTGGGGAGCTGCCTCGCAGGCACCACTCCATGAGAGGCTTTAGCGGACGCTCGCGCTGGGAGAGTTCGATAGTAGGGGAGTCCAGGAGCCTGCCTACGGCCAGCATATCTCCCGAGAGGTAGGTCTCGGCCACAACCCTCAACATGGTCGCTATGGGCAGGACATCTGCATTGATCCACCGCTTGAGGACCGGGCCTAGATGCCCTTCCTGGATGACCGCTGCCCGCTTCCCTACTGCGGCCTGCCTCTGGGCTGCCTCGCGGGTTATCTGAAGTTCGCGTAGACCCTCTCCCACCTCAGCCCCCTATCTCGGAGAGGCTTTCCATTGTGGCCTCCATGATGTCCCGGCACCGTTGAGTCTCGTGGAGAAACTTCTTGGTCTGGAGCAACTCGATCTCAAGCCCCGCCTCCTTGTTCCTCAGGAGGGATATGTCCTTGTCGAGGAGATTGCAGAGGTGCGTAACGAACCCTTCAGCCGTCCCCTCCAGCTTGGGAGAGAGGTCCACTACCGAAGTGCTGAAGGAGATATGCGGTTGATGACCGTCTTGGTGCGGAGAGGTGCTCACGGCTGCTCGGTATCCTTGGTGGGGAGCTGAGGTTAATCTAGGCCTGGACCCCGCTATATGGAGACCCAGGACTAGGGAACGCCAGCTCAGCCTTAGTAGGCGTAGAGCAGCTCGAAAGAGGCCTGGAGGTTGGCGATGGTGAAGGTGTTCGTATCGCCTGACTTCGCCTGGAGCTTGACAGTCTGGGCTGCTGCCGAGGAACGAGCGACTACGAAGCAGCTGCTCATCGTGCTGCGGCCTGCCGAGGAGGCAATAGCACGTTCGGAGGCGGCGATGATGGCCCCATTCGCGTACACGCCAATGATGCCCGTGGTGGCGGTCGCCTTGGTCGCATCTGCGAAGTAGCACACGCGAATGTACTGCTTCGAGTACTGCTTGAGGGTGGCCGGAACCGAGAACGAAACGCCTGCGATGTCCGTGTAGGAGGTGGTCGCATTGGTGTAGTTCGCAGTAGCATCGTCAATAGCCGAGGCTAGGGTGGTCATGTCCGTGCGACTGAGCGCCACAATATCACCAGCTAGGGCCGGAACCGGAGCCACGATAGCAGCAAGCGCCATCACCGCAGCGGCGAGGATCGAGAAGGTCTTCTTCATAAGGATAATCTCCATATACATAGCTATGATACACAAGCCCTCACTTAGAAATGAGGCTGGAGACCTCCTTGAGAGCTGTCCTTCGCGTGTAGCCTTGAGCAATGAGGATGTCAAGCACCAGTTCTGGAGGCAGAATTGTTTTCCAGTTGTCCTTGAAGTAGCGCCGCTGCTTAGGAGTCATATGCTGCCCTCCTCAAGCTATCCATATCGGTGCCCACGTAGAGCATCGTAGTGGATATATCCGCGTGGCCTAGCAAATCCCGCACTGCCAGTATGTCCTTGCTCCGCGCATAGGCCTCGGTAGCGTAGCGTCTGCGGAAGTCGTGGAAGCCAAGGCCCTCCAGGTCCGTCCCTCGGGTCACTGCCCTAAGGCGCTTATAGTGGGTATTGTAAGGAACCCTCTTGATCCTCTTCTCTACATCCTCCAGGAGCTGGATGGTAGAGGGCTGGAGTGGGATGACCCTCTCATGAGACCCCTTGCCCTGTACGGTCATGAGACCCTCATGCGTATCCAGCCATGCGTCCCATGCAAGGGCCTCCGAGCCGGAGCGCATCCCTGTAGCGGCCAACACCTCGATCAGCTCCGCAGTCTCCTCGAAGCCTCTCCGCCTCAGGTCCGCAAGCAGCCTCTTCAACCGATCACTGGTCAGGCGCGCAGGGAGGGTTCGTCTCTTGCGGGGAGCCTTGGGAGGGGCAGGCCACGAGGATACGTCTCCCCCGGCCAGCACGATCATGCGCTTGAAGGCGGCATAATAGGCCTGCACTGTAGAGCGTTGCCTGCCCTTGGTCAGCTCCGTGAGGAGGCGGGTTGCATCGGACGCAGAAAGGGAGGCCACCTTGCGGGAGCCTCCGAGTATTTCTGTGCAGAGCTTGGCACGGATGGGCATCATTCTGGAGTCGCCCTTGCAGGTGTCCCAGAAGAGAGTGGCCGAAGCTAGGGCCTCATTCAGGGTTGCCATGCTTCAATGCCTCCCCTCTCCGAGCAATAGCCTGCCAGTAGTCCTCATCCTGTATCCTCTGAGGCAATGGTGGAGGTTGACGCCCTAAGCGCACGTCCTCGGCAATGAACTCGTCCATCTTCCGCGACACACAGCCCAAGAGCTTGCCCATGCGACCAGACCCCCTTGCCTTGCGCCAATGATAGACCTCCCTATAGATGGCCTTGGCGCGGGTCAGCTCCCGGTTGTGTTCCTCTACCTTGCAGGGTCTTGAACAGAACACCTGATCGTGCCTTACAGGAGAGAAGGGCTTGCCGCAGTTCTCGCAAGGGCGGGCTTTATAGGCTGCCATTGTCTACCCCTTCCCTCGCTAAGCGTTCCAGCGCCGCTGCCCACGCGCGTTTCTGTAGCTCCTTCTCCTGAGCCTCTTTCGTCACCCGCCGCGCAATGAAGCGCTCCTGCCACCCGGCCACTATGAGAGGATCATCACAGGTCACCCACGTATCGAGGTCCGCATAGAGCTGGATATAAGGTCCGCCTCGCGAATAGTCCGTCCACAGCATGATCCCTGCCAAGGTCTCCAGCGCATAACTACCGCGCCCTGCCTTGGGGTGCCTCATTCTAAAGCAGCTAGGGTCCTCGTCCCAAGCCTTAGCCAAGGCCTTCTCCATAGAACGTGCCAGCTCTAGAGCGGCACCATCTAAGGGCTGCCTGTCCATGCCTTCCCAGTGTTCTGCGTGAGCGTCATGCATCGCACTTCCTTTCCAACAGTTCGTCCAGCACTGACTGGGCATCGTCCTCCAGCATCCTCAGGGCCAGCCTCAGAATGTCCTCAGCCTTGATTGACTCGCGCATGACATCCCGGCAGGCCTCCTGAGCCAGCTCCACATAGGCGCGACTGACAAGGAAAGCACGGGCAGGTGCCGCCTTAGTGCCCCATGTAGTAGTGGCCGCATGGGCCTGTAGGAGGGCCATCTGGCGAGACGCCCTGAGGAGAGGGTCCGTTCGGGTAGCCTTCTCGGCGTTGCGCAGGTTGCGGAGGCGGGTCATGCGGCTTCCTTTCGGGGGTCGGCTTCGGCGTGGGTTATTCCAGCCATAAGAAACATGACTGGTGTTGCGCCGCTGATCTGGTGCAAGAGTAAGCTTGCTGCTGCCGACGGATGACCATATCTTCCGTCAAGCCACGCCCGCGAACGTGCCCACCGGTAGCACGCACGCAGACCTTCCCTCTGGCTCATTCTCGCGAGCGGAAAATGATGTCCCTCGGCTAGGCGGTCTTCGATCCACCAGTCCTCATCCAGTGAGGACGGTCCTTCAGGAACCGGACCGAACATGCCAGGCAAACGCTGAGCCATGAATTCAGTCAATTCGTCGATCAGCCTTATTCCTGTCGGATAAACTGTTGCAAGCGGGTCACTCATGCGGCTTCCTTTCGGGGTCCGTGCGGGTGGCCTTCTCGGCATTGCGTATGTTGCGGAGGCGGGTCATGGTTGTATGCTCCCTAGTATGTTCCTGTATGTTTCCCTGAGGGTGCGCCCGTTCAAAGGCGAATAGGTTACGCCTCCGTTCGCGTTCACGATCTGATAGACCCTCCTGCGGCTATGGCCGTCTCCCTTAATGTCCGCATACATGAGGTATCCTATCATGGGATAGTCCAGCATCTTTGCGTCATTGTGGCGGGTGCAGGCTTGCGCTATGTGCCCGTGCCGTATCCTTTCCGGCTCAGGATTGGTGATGCTCATGTCGGTTGCTCCCTTGTGCTAGTGTATCATCATCGGGGCGGACCTTGCTGATAGCCCGCCCTCCTGGGATACTAGTCTAGGATGCCTCTTAGCGTACTCCCTTTCTACGTTCCTTTGCCAGCCTCTCTTGAATGACCGGCCTTGCGTTCACCTTGCGATAGGCCTGTAATTCAGTGATCCCGAATAGCTCTGCTTCGCGCTTGACTGATGGATGATAGATGCTGATGCGGCTTGTCATGATTTCAGTGCCTCCTTATAAGCAATTGCGGCAAGTATGAGCGCCTTGCCTTCTGAGAAGTTAGTGGTGCCTGTGTGCGCGTGTAGGGTGGCAAATTCCTCAAAGGCCCATGAGGAGCATCCTATCTCCACCCAACCGTCTGCTATAAGCGCCGGATATTGGCCCCCAGTGATCCGTATAGGCGTGGTCGCGAATGTCCGCCCCTTCCCTCGCATGGCCCCTTCAAGGTTGGCCCATGCAAGGTTGGCCCATGCAAGGTTGGCCCCTTCAAGGTTGGCCCATGCAAGGTAGGCCCCTTCAAGGTTGGCCCCTTCAAGGTTGGCCCCTTCAAGGTTGGCCCCTTCAAGGTTGGCCCATGCAAGGTAGGCCCCTTCAAGGTTGGCCCCTTCAAGGTTGGCCCATGCAAGGTAGGCCCCTTCAAGGTTGGCCCCTTCAAGGTAGGCCCCTTTAAGGTTGGCCCCTTCAAGGTTGGCCCATGCAAGGTAGGCCCCTTCAAGGTTGGCCCCTTCAAGGTTGGCCCCTTCAAGGTTGGCCCTTACTCCGCCCCCCTCCTCTGATAGCCAGAGAGAGTGTAGGCGGATAGCCTCTTTGAGTTCAATAGGTGTCATAGTGTTTAATCCCTTTTCTTTAGACGTCTGCAATGGGCAATCTGTGTGTTGTCTCCGTATTGAGTGCCGGCCCTAGGTCTATAAAGGCCTCTGTCCATCCCTGCCTTGTGCAATCCGCGTCGCAGGACGGGTTAGCGTGGCGGTCTATGTCATGGATGCTCATGTGTGGTACTCCATATACGGTGTCTGTTGAGGGCTGCCCCTCTCGATAGACATTAGATAGCGAGAGAATATGCTCTTGTCAAGGGACCTCTGTCGAATAAGCAAAAGAGGCCCTTTCACCCTAGCGAGAGGATGTGGACCGAGGGATCGTGATGGGCCTGGGCTGTGATCGACACGTGCAAGAGACTAACCCTAGTCTCTGGAAAGGGCAGCTTGCAAGAGGGATAACGCGCAAGGATCGGCACCCCCTCCCCTCATTAAAGACCCTGGCACCCCCTCCTATACCCCCAAGGGGGGAACGGCGGGGACAATCACACGTCTATAGAGGGTTGGAAATGCGTAGTGAATTATTTCAGGGGTTGGCTGCGGCGAACGCTCGGGAGAAGCCCTGAGGGGTCACGCTGCGGAGTTCTTTGGTGCGCTCGCTCTTGCCGCCTAGGTGCGCCCACATCCAAGACCCTCTATAGACCTTCCCGTTCTTGCCTATGCGCTCGTACATGACAGGCTCCCTGTAGGCCTTCTCTAGCCGTGGGTTGAAGGAGCCGAAGAGCTGCGTCTTCTTGGTATAGGCTTCCTTGTCAGGGTCATCTGCGTGGCCTGCGTAGTCGCACGGATTGAAGGTAAGGAGAGGCTCTCCTACGAGAGGGACCAGACGCTTCATGCGCCCTACAGGGTTCTCCAATACCCAGAACCTTATCGTGTCCTTGCAGGCGTCCTTAATCGCCAGGCACTCCTCCACGATCTTTATCGAGGAGGCTGTCTTGCCCTCAGCGTCCTTTTTGGCCCAGTGCTGGTTGCCCGATACAGTGAAGTCAGTACAGGGTGGTGCCATGAGAACACCCACGACTGGCGCTCCGAAGATGAGGGGATCGGCCACTAACATCTTGGCTGCAATGCCAGAGGTCATAGGCCAGCCTTCTCCTTGGTCAGACATGATGGTGGAGGTAGGCCCTGTGAACATGGCGTCCTCAGTAATTCCCCTGCCCATCTGGTCTGTATTAGGCCCATGCTTAGGATCAATCCTCAGAACCCTATAGCCCTGCTCCGCGTAGGTCCTGCTCCACTGTCCTGAGTGGTCGCATACGGAGAGGATTATTTCGTCGCGCATAGTAACCTCAGCTTCTCCACCCTGCGAGGCATGTCCATACGGAGGGCCTGGAGGGTGAGCTTCTGGACACTGTTAGGGCGGTCCCAGTCGATCCCTGAGGAGGTGGAGGAAATGATGCAGTCCCTCGGGACGGAGTGTCTGAAGTAGGGCGACCACTCAGCCTCCCTCTCCCGGAGTTCCACGGTGAGCATGTCCCAGTCAGTGTCCGCCATGAGGTTCTCGTCCAGCTGGTCATACGCGCAGGTGCAGTTGAGCCAGAGCCGTTCGAGGTCCTTGATAGGGGCATTGACGCCTAGAGGCGGGACGAGGAGGATGAGGTCAGGCACGGCTATCGTGTACTGAAGGCTGAGCCATGAAGTCGGCCAGCTTGTGGATGTCTACATGGGAGTCCGCTACCCGGATGCCCTTGAAGGTGAACTTCTCCCGAGCCTCGTGCTCCAGCGCCGTAAGGACTGCCTTGAAAGCTGTCCACACAATCTCGCTATCGGTCATGTGCTGGGAGAGTCTCCACCAGCGGCCATTCCAGGAGTGAGGCCTGCCAGTGACATTGCACGTACCGTCCTTGCAGACTACTCGGAGGTGAGCGTCTACCACACGATCTTTCTCTCGGAGGTCATTCATCTCGCGGTCCCAAAGGGAGGGCGTGAAGTCTACCCCCGGTAGGGCGTGGCGGTCCTGCCACTTCAGCTCGAAGCTAAGTCCAGGATACTTCACCTCATTGATGAGGGAGGCGGTCTCTGCGTGGGTTCTCATTATAGGTATCCTTTGAGAGGTATGCACAGGATGAAGTAGATGAGGCCTAGAACGACAATCGCGTCCCATATCCTCTCAAGGTCACCGCGTTCGTGCTCTTCAGGTGGAGGGTACATTGCGCCAGTCCTTACCCTCAAGGTACATCAGCCTCTCCCGTTCCCGGCGCTTGATGAGGCCCTTGACCTTCTTCATCTTGCCCTTGACCCGAGCATAGACCCACTTGGAGAACTGCTCGGAGGCTTCGAGGTAGAGGCCTTCGTTATGGAGTCTCCGCAGCGTGGATGTCCTCAGGGACCCTTCTCCGAGGTTCACTACGAAGTCTACCAGAGCATCGAACTGGGCTTGGGTGGTGATGGGGCAGAGGGAGTTGACGGCGGCTTCGGCCTTCATGATGTCCGCGTTGTAGAGTATCTGAGCGCGCGGCTCATCTATCTCAAGACCCTCTGTCACGTCTGGTCCTGTGTGCCCCCATCCGATAGTCAGCTTCCCGGCAATGCAGCGGTAGGCCTTGAGCACGAGGCCCTCTTCGGACTTGGTGAGGGCAGCCCCTTCCGAGGACTGGTGACGGTAGCCTCCTGGGGTCACGGCCTCTTCTCCTCATCCTGCTCCTCGAACACTTTGCGCAGGGCAGGGCCGAGTTTGACGATGATCCACGCCCACAACAGGAGGGAGCCTGCGGTGCCTGCGAGGATGGCCCCGAAGAGGGACCAGAGGAGGGCGTCTGTGGTAGTCATCTGGAGGTCTTCCCCGTAGCGTGTCCTTTGCCCCTGCCGAAATTGGAGGGCTTCTTCTCCAGACCGAAGAGGGGGAGTCCTGCCTTGCGGCGAGCCTCTATGATCTTCTCGGCCTCGATCTCTAAGGCCCTATCCTTACCCTCTGCTCGGGCGTTGTCAAGGGTCTTCTGCATTCTTTCTGCGAAACGGCGGAGACCTCCTGAGAGGCCATCTACGCGGTCATCGTGCTTGAGTGCGCCCTTCTGCTTGGTGAGGCGGGTGAGCTGGTAGGTGAGCCTGAAGAAGCGCCTCTGGGCCTTCTCGATATGAGGATACTCTACCTTGAAATCCTCGCGGAGAACCTGGGCATTGACTACGAGACGATGGCCTGTGAAGACCGGCTCTGAGATGGCGAGGATACGGGACTCCTTTGAGGCGCGGCCTTGGCGGTAGTCCTCGATGTCGCAGGTGAGACCCTCTAGCGTCATCTGGGGGCGGAGTAGGGAGGAGAACATGCCCTGGCCGAAGTTGCTCTCCACCTCAACCACCTGTACCCCCCAGTGCTTGCAGTCTCGGGCGATCTGCTTGAGGACCTCTTCTGAGTGGCCGTCTTGGGAGGAGCCTTGATGGAGGAGGAATGCGCGGCCCGCCTGGGAGCCGAAGATCGTCCAGGTAGTCTCGTCCTTGCCTTCGCCCGAGGGATCAACCCAGCAGGAGACCTCTTCAGCCGGGACCCAGATGTCAGCCTTTGCAGGGCCGAAGACGTGAGTGTCACCTGGCAGGGAGTCTACTTCGAGTTCCAGGACGCGGTGCTGGGTGAGGGTGCTCCAGACGAGTTCTGAGGGGAGGAGCAGCTTGGGCTTGGCTGGGGTCGGAGGGGCTATGTCCATGACGATGAGGTCACGGAGCTTGAGAGGGTTCTTCTTGCCTACGTCCGCGTCCAGCCACATCTTGAACTGGCGGTCAAACTCTATGGTGCCCCAGGCGAGCTTGCGACCCTCGATGTCCCTTTCGGAGAAGCGGGAGGGTTCTGTGGAGGTGCCTGCTAGGAGGGGGTTGTCTGCAAGGGCATTAGCGATGATCGGAGCGAGGCGGGTGCCGTACTTCAGGCGCTCGTCCTTCTTTGGATCATCGCTGGGGATCGGGTAGACGATGGGGTAGATACGAAGCTCGTAACCTTTCTCCTCAGCGTACTCCTTGTAGATGGTCTGTTCGTGCTGTGCTGTGCCGAGGAAGAAGATGTCGCCTCCCGGCTTGATGATGGCTCCGCCAAGCTCGGAGACCCTCTCCCTCAGTTGATTGCGCTTCGTCTCTGTGTCCGAGGTGTTAGGGGTCTCAAGATCGTCCCCTATGATGAGGGTGGCGCGTCTGCCTGTGATCTGCCCGAATATGGACCGGGAGGCGAAGGACTCATCCTTGGATACCTTGGCCCCGTTCACGTCGAAGGCCAATGCGGATTGTCTCTGGTCGGACCTCGGCTTCATATCCGCCAGCCAGTCGAAGTTGCGGACCATGTTGTAGGCGAAGGTAGCGATAGACCCCGCAAAGCCATCCGTGGCGGATGTCACCAAGACCTCCTCGTCTCGATTTAGGCGGAGGCGGTAGACGGCGAACGCTGTAGTGACATAGGACTTGGCTGCGCCTCGGAAGGCCATGAGTATCTTACGGGCACCCTCGTCCCCTCCCTTAGCGGCTTCCCCTATCTCGTTCCAGACCAGGTTGTCTGTGAGGTAATGGGCAAAGTCATACTGGAGGGGGGTCGGGGCGACCGGGATGCCTATAGACTTCCACGCTTTGAACAGGAAGTTAGGGAAGTAGTTGAGGGGGTCCTTTATGGGCATGGCCTCAGTTCATCGAATTTGAGGCGGAAGGCATAGAAGGTCCCTCGGGGAAGGGGAACTCCTCTGCGACCTTCTGGGCGATGACCCCAAAGTCTCCCCGCTTGATAGAGGCGAACGAGATGGAGTTGTCTGCGCAGATTTGCCGGATGCAGGTGAACTCGGCTGCGGTCATGTCTTTCGCAATCGCTGGGTCTTCGAGCCTACGAAGGAGTTCTTTTACGAGACCGCGAAGGAGTGCTGCACCGGGGTCTTCGGGGAGTTCACTGGTTGAGGATGACGACACGGATAATCTCCCATGCTGATACGAGGAATACGATGAGGACGCCTCCGCCCGTGACAAGCCACTGCCCGCGCTCCAGCGCAGAGACCCTCACGTCCAGAGCAGAGTCTGCGTCACGGAGGCCTTGAAGCTGGGGGAGGAGGGATGCCATAAGCTGGTCTAGCTTCCCATTCATCTCACCTACTACGAAGTGGAGGGAGGAGGAGGGACGGCCTCTATTAGGGACTGCTTCTAGGTTCATCTATACTACTCTCTAATATGAGGCGGGGAGGCTTAGGCTGTCCTATAAGGGACCTTATAAGAGTCCCCTTATACTGTCAACCTCCTCCACCAAATAACCTCTAAAGGCATATGGGGGTCTTATAATGACCCGTAGGGTCCCCTTAACCCCTCCCCTTATAGGGTA